GCGTCTTGAATCTGGACAAGAGATGCCCTCTGATTTATTTAAAACTTACGCGGGTAACAGTACAAAAATCACAAGGAGATAGAAATGAGTGACGAGAAACAAGTAGCGATAAAGAAAGAAGCAGAGCTGCCCTCTACAATTTTGTTTGAGGACGACACTGCAGCAGGTTTTGAGAATGTAAAGACAACTAGTTTGGCTTTACCTATCTTAAAACTTTTACAAAATGGCTCAGGAGAGGCACAGAAACGTAATCAAAATTATGTAGAGGGTGCTGAACCTGGAATGCTTTTAAATACAGTTACAAAAAAACTGTATGATGGAGCAAGCGGGGTAACAGTTGTCCCTTGCCATTATAAATTAGAGTACCAAGAATGGGCTGATTTTGGAACAGGATCTGGTAGACCAGAAAATATTTTTCCAGATGGCTCAGATATCTTAGAGTCCACCACTAAAGATGGTGGAGGTAAGGATAGATTACAGAATGGTAACTACATACTAACTGTTGGTCAACACTATGTGTTGGTCATTGGAGATGATGGAGGGGCTGAACAAGCTTTGATATCCATGAGTTCATCTCAAGGTAAGATAAGTAGAAAATGGAACTCAATGATGATGTCCATTTCACTTGATGGAAAAAATGGCCCGTACACACCGCCATCATTTAGCCACTCTTACCATCTAACGACTGTACTAAATTCTGGCAAAGGTAATCAATGGTATGGTTACAATGTCGTTAAGGAAGGCCCTATTAAGGACCCTGCTTTATACGAACGTGCTAAGAAGTTTTACACTAGTTTAGCCGGTAAATAGTGTGAATAGTAGGCGGCTAAGGGAGACTGGAGCCGCCTACGCTACAGAGTGGAAATGATTGAATTAGATAAATTTATAAAAATATTTGAAGGACTAAATAGTGCTTACGGTCAAACCGTTAAAACCGATCAATTTAGTGAAAAAGGTAAACATAAAACTAAATCTTTTACAATATCTAATCCTGTAACAAAAAAGTTATGGAGAGAGCATCTTGAGGGCAAGGATCCTGCATTAGGTATTGTTCCAATCAACAAAGAAAACAAATGTAAATGGGGTTGTATTGATATCGATACATATCCTTTTGACCACAAAAAATTTATACAAAAACTTAAACAAAAAAATATACCTATAATTGTTTGTAGATCTAAATCAGGCGGAGCACACGCTTTTCTTTTTACAAAAGATTTTGTCCCTGCAACAGTTATGAGAGCAAAACTAAAAATTATTGCATCTGCAATGGGTTTTGCAGGTGCGGAAATATTTCCTAAACAAGATTACATAAGAGTGGATAGAGGAGACACAGGTAGTTTTTTAAACTTACCTTATCATGCAAATGAAAGAACGGTTAGATATGCATATGGACTAGAAGGTAATGTTTTGACGTTAGAACAATTCTTTAGTTTGCACGAACAAGTAGCATTGTCCTTAGATAAATTAAATGAGTTTGTCATAAAAACTAAAGAGGAAGTAGATCACTTTAAAGGCATGCCTCCTTGTTTAGTAACATTATTAAGCGATGGTGTGCCAGACGGACAAAGAAATAATTGTATGTATAATGTGGGTGTATATTTAAAAAAAAGATATCCTGATAAAGAAAAATGGCAGGAGTATATGTATATGTACAACAAACAATACATGCAACCACCTCTTGATGTTACAGAAATTAAAACTTTAATAGGTTCTTTAGATAGTAAGGAATATAATTATAAATGTAAAGATGAACCAATACACAGCTTTTGTGATTCTAAAAAATGTGCACTACAACAATTTGGCGTTGGAGATAATACACCACCGCCAGAGATAGCAGAGATTAGAAAGTATGATTCTGATCCACCAATATACTTTGCGTCCATAGATGGGGAAAGCGTTGAGGTAGACGATGCAACACTTCATGATCCAGAAAAATTTTCATTAGCATGTATGAATCAAATAGGCAAACCAATGATGCCTGTGCCAAAACATGTGTGGCGTAGATTATTAATAAAATTATTTGCAAATTTAGAGACAATACCCGCACCAGAATCTTCTAAATTAGATGTACAATTAAAAGAAATATTAGCAGATTACATAAACAAAACTCCAGGCAAAGAATTAAAAGATGTTATGAGAGGTATTGCATTTACAGATACAGATGGTTTTACTTATTTTAAATTTAAAGATTTTTGGAAATTTTTATTAAAAACTAAGTCTTGGGCTGAACGAACTTACCCTAAACAAAAGACAATGAGATTATTACAGTCTTTGTTTGAAGCAAAAGAAGACACTCCTAAGATAGGTGCAAAGTCTGTGAGATTATTAAAAATGCCTACAATTAAATTAGAAAGACCTAATCCTAGAATTACTAAAATAGAAAAATCACCATGGCTATAATAAAAAAAATAATGGGCCCACCAGGAACTGGTAAAACATACAGATTAATAAATTATTATTTAAAAAAAGAATTAAATGAATATAATACTGATCCAGAAAAAATAGTGTATATTACATTTAGTAAAGCTGCAGCAGAAGAGGCAGAAGAAAGAATTGTAGAATTATTCCCAGATAAAAAATTAAAATATATATCTACTATGCATGCTATGGGTAAATCTGAATGTGGTATTGACACCAACACTAGATTATTAAAAGGTAAAAAATGGAATAGTTTTAAACAAGAGTATCCAGAATGGTATAATATATCTTTTGAAACTACCGTAGATTCCGCAGGCAATCCCAAATATCAAAATACGCATTTACAAATAATACAATATTCTAGATCAAAATTAATTTCTATAGAAGATGCTGCAGTTGAATTAAAAAAGTATCACGACATAGATGTAGATACGACAATACAACTAGAGACAGATTTAAGATCATTCAAAGAAGGAACTAAGATGATTGAGTTCTACGATATGATCAACCAGTTTGTCGAGGAAGAACGATGTCCTCCACTCGATGTCATCTTCCTCGATGAAGCCCAGGACCTAAGCCCACATCAATGGAAATGTTTTGATTATATAAAATCTAATTGTAAAAGAGGATATATAGCAGGCGACGATGATCAAACTATTTATGGGTTTCAAGGTGCAGATCCTAATTGCTTTATGTTGCAAGAAGGAGAGAGAGACGATCAAGAAATATCAAGAAGAGTTCCAAAAGCCGTGCATAATGTAGCCGTAAAAATATTAAATAGGCTTAAGGTAAGAATTAAAAAAAATTGGGTGCCTAGGGACGCTGAAGGAGAGGTTCATCATAACATAATCTTAGAAGAACTAAATTTTTCAAAAGGTCATTGGATGTTACTAGCTAGAACCAATAAACTATTAAATAATATATCAGAACATTTTTATTCTTTAGGGGTAAGATTTAGTGGTAAGACGAATAAACATTTACCTAATGATATACTAGAAGTATATCAGACTTGGACACGATTGAACCAAGGAGCTGTTGTTTCTCCCGAGGAGGCTGAAAAATTATATAAGTATCTAGTGGTTAAAAAAGGCCATGTAGCAAGAGGTTACTCAGATGGTAGGACCGTGCAACGGGAGACGAGCGTTAGTTTAAATAAATTAAAAAAAGACCACGGCTTACTAATAGAAGGTGACTGGAAGCAACTACACTTTCCAGAAGAAACAAAAGAATACATGCAAACATTATTAGAAAGAGGAGATGACTTAATGACTAAGCCAAAAATTCAGTTATTAACTTTACACGGATCTAAAGGTAAAGAGTGTGAAAATGTTTGTCTATTTACAGATTATGGTGTCGAGGGACAAGATGAATTTATTTATCAAGCAGCATACGAAGATCCAGACCCAGAACATAGATTGTTTTATGTAGGCACAACCAGAGCAAAAGAAAAATTATTTATAATGCAACCATCATCAGAGTATCATTACACAATAGGAGAACCAATAGTATGACAAATAAAGACATGTTTAAAGGAGTTGAGTACGATTCGTTAGAAAAACAAGTTGGAGGAAAACATTACAAAAATATGAAAATTCAACCAGCAGAGTTTATAAATGAAAACAAGTTGCTTTTTGCAGAGGGGAACGCTATAAAGTATATTTGTAGACATCAAAGTAAAGGTAAAGCAGACGATATACAAAAGGCAATACATTATTTAGAGATGATATTGGAAAGAGATTATAGTTAATGTTTGAAGCACAAACCGAATGGATAAGTCCTGAATCATTTCCCGATCTTAAAAAACATAAATATATAGCAATTGATTTAGAAACAAGAGATCCTGGTTTAAAATCAAAAGGCTCTGGTGCGTTAATAGGCGAAGGAGAAATTGTAGGAATAGCCGTGGCCGTTGACGGATGGTCTGGTTATTATTCTTTTGGACATAAAGAAGGTAATTTTTTTGATGAATCTGTTGTTATGAAATGGATTAAAGAAGTTTGTGCACTACCTTCTGTTAAAATATTTCACAACGCTATGTATGATGTGTGTTGGCTTAAAGCATATGGTGTTAAAATAAACGGCCATATTGTTGACACAATGCTTATGGCATCGTTAATAGATGAAAATAGATTTTGGTATTCTTTAAATAGTTTATCTTTAGATTATCTTGGACAAGTCAAAGATGAAACAGCGTTAAAAGCTGCAGCAGATAAAGCAGGCATAGATGCTAAAGCAGAGATGTGGAAGCTGCCTGCAATGTATGTTGGATCTTACGCAGAAAAAGATGCAGAACTAACTTTAAGTTTATTTAAAAGATTGTCTAAAGAAATTAGATCTCAAGATCTAACAAAAGTATTTGATCTTGAAACACAATTGTTTCCTTGTTTAATAGATATGAAGTTTAAAGGAGTGCGCGTAGACGTTGAAGCCGCTCATAAATTAAAGCAACAGCTAGTTGAACAAGAAAAAAAATGCTTACAAGAAGTAAGTAAAGAAACACAAATAGATGTTCAAATATGGGCAGCAAGATCGATTGCCAAAGTTTTTGACAAATTAAAAATAAAATACGAAAAAACGGTAAAGACCGAAGCACCTTCATTTACTAAAAATTTCCTTTCTACTCACCCTCATCCAGTAGTTCAACACATAGCAAAAGCTAGAGAGATTAACAAAGCACATACTACATTTATAGATACAATTATCAAGTATCAATACAAAGGCAGAATACATGCAGATATTAATCCTATTAGAGGAGATAGTGGAGGCACAGTAACCGGCAGGTTTTCATATTCTAATCCTAATCTTCAACAAATTCCAGCAAGAAATAAACAGTTGGGCCCTATGATTAGATCTTTATTTATACCAGAAAATGAACATAAATGGGGGTGTTTTGATTACAGTCAACAAGAGCCAAGACTTGTAGTTCATTATGCTGCTACCAAATTTAAAGGTGACGAAGAGGTTGTTGATATTGTCAATAGATTTCAAAACAATGCTGTGGACTTTCATCAAATAGTTGCAGATATGGCGAGTATATCTAGAACACAAGCAAAGACAATTAATCTTGGATTGTTTTATGGTATGGGTAAGGCAAAGTTACAGGCAGAATTAGGTCTTTCTACAAAAGAAGAAGCAACAGAATTATTTAATAAATATCATGATAGTGTGCCTTTTGTGAAAGATCTTATGGATTCTATATCTAGAGATGGTGCAGCATTTGGATACATAAAAACATTTGGTGGTAGAAAATGTAGGTTTGATAAATGGGAAATAGCAGAATGGAATAATGGTAAGTTTACCGCGCCAATGAGTAAAGCAGACGCAGAAGCGGCATATTTTAAAAAATATCCAGAGGCTAAAAAAGCAAATATTAGAAGAGCGATGACTTACAAAGCTTTAAATAAATTAATTCAAGGCAGTGCCGCAGACATGACAAAACAAGCTATGTTAAATTTATATAGAGAGGGTATTGTACCGCACATACAAATACATGATGAATTAGATATTTCTGTGGAATCAGGCAGTAATCAACATGAAAAAATTATTGAGATTATGGAAGAAGCTGTTAAATTAAAAATTCCCAATAAGGTTGATTATGAATCAGGAGATAACTGGGGGCAAATAAATGGATAATTATAATGGCTTACTTAAACTCAAACATACCAGCGACTTACGCTCAAATAAGAAAAGAATATTTATACGATTGCAAAAAACATCATGGAGAAGTTGAAGACTGTATTATCTTTGGTATTAGCTCTATTGCAGGTAGCGCACTTTTATTTCATGCAATTATGGAAAATGGTGCAATCTTTTATAGACTACCTATTACAGCTTTTATTCAACGCGGTTTCAAACCAGAAGATGTTCCGACCAGAAGACTTGATGAACTACAGCTTTGGAATTGCTTTAGTTATTATCCTGCTGTTTGCTCTTGGGATATAATTCAAGGAACATCAGGTAAATACATAGGTAAAGATAAAAAGTGGCATCACGGAAAATATTTATTTACCGTTGACTTTGCACATCCAGAGAGTAATATATTAGACACCGAACATTCGGAGATACCGCACGAACATAAGTGCGCTCACATACTTGCATTAGATGATGGCAACTATGCAGCACAACCAAACAATAGACTGATCTGGGATTTACCTTCTTTCACTGTGAAAGATAATATTCCCGATTGGAAAGTTCAAACATCAGAGTGGAATGTAGAAGACTCTGGTCAATGGAGAACAGAAGATACTGACAAGTTCTTTTATGAGATAGAGGAGAAAAAAAATGATTGATAATATTTGGAAAAAAATAACAATGCCTGAGCAAAAAACTTTATTAGTTTACAGATGCATAGTAGTTGCATCAATAATAATACTTTACTTAGGATAATGGGAAAAAAACTTTGTAATAAATGTCATCATCCTTGCCATTGTGGTGAGGATAATGACTTACATGCAAAGAAACACGGAATGTGTATTTGTGAAGGCTGTGCTTGTAAAAGAGTATACAAAAATCAAAAAGACCACGGCACAGATATAACATATGAGAACGAGGTTAGATAGTAATGGAGGCTAGTAAGATGAATTATTATTTCACAGGTATATTAATTATTTTAATATGTTTATTAGCGTGGATAGGACCAGCTTATCCAGGTTCTACACAAAACAATACCAGTGGATCCAATACTGCGATTGAAGGAGGTTATACATCAACTGCTACAACAACGTACCAGTCTGGATCAAGTTCTAATAGTACAACAAATAGTACAACAAACTCTAATATTAGGTCAGCACCACCATCAGCTTCGGCACCATCCTATAACTCCATGACACAAGACGTTTGTGCTGTTGGAGTATCAGCAGGTGTACAGACATTTGGTGTGGGCATAAGTGGTGGTAAACACACAATAGACAAGAATTGTGAGAGATTAAAACTAGCAAGAATACTTAATGATTTTGGTATGAAAGTTGCGGCTGTTGCTATATTATGTCAAGATGAAAGAGTATTTGAATCTATGATACAAGCGGGAACACCATGTCCGATAGATGGTAAGATAGGTAAAGAGGCACAAGCTTTGTGGTCTAAGTATGATCATGAAAGACCGGACTATGACGTGTATGTCAAACGTATGAAAGATAGAGAAAAAATTGACGAAGAGTTAGCAAAATTAAAAGCAGAACAAGAAGCTGCTGCAAAATATAAAAAAGATAATTATATAAAAATAGAAGACTGGCAAGGACCTAGATAATGAGCAATAAACCACTCAAAATATCGGAGCAAGCAGCTGTGCAAATGCCGATGAAAACGGTAGCCTCGTTGATTATGATGGTTGCAATTGGGACCTGGGCATACTTTGGTCTTCATGAAACACTTAATCAACACTCAACAAAAATAGAGTTGATGCAGAAAGATTTAGAAGCTAACTCAGAATTTAGAATTAAATATCCGCGTGGAGAACTTGGTCAGTCAAGTGGGGAGGCGGAGCTCTTCATGTTGGTGGAGCATTTAAGCAGCGTCGTGGAGGACATAGATACAGAGATTAAAGGTATGAGAAACAATGCCGTTAATATAGATTTTTTAAAAAGTAGAACAGAAAAACTTACAGAAGATGTAGAGAAGTTAATTAGAAATGGGAGTGGACACTAATGATAGAAATGGTTTTTGCTCTGTTGTTATTACAAGACCACAAAATTATAGAGCATCGTTATCACAAGTCATTATCTAGCTGTATGAAAGCTAGACGTTACGCGATGAAAGACAGAAATCCTGGTGAAAGAGTTACGTTTAAATGCATCCAATCTAAGGCAAACGTAGAGGTATATATGGGCGAGAAAAAAATAACTTCATTGATATTAGAATGAAATGGTTAATTGTTTCTTTATTTTTATTTACTGCAGCGCAAGCTGACAGTATTACAACAGGTAACTTACTTCCAAATGCAAATGATGGTGTAGACTGGGGATCTAATTCAACAGATCAAATTAACCCTGGCGGGTCCGGCACTGTATCAAATGGTTCTACATTAAATGGATTTAATGTAACATGTCCTGCATCACAAGCTAACTGTGGATACAAGTATAGTGTTGGTGGTGACTTTGAAGTAACAGGCACAGCTACTCTCTCTGTTGATGACATTGCATTAACAAATAATAATATTACTCAAGAGATGTTA